ATGAGTAGAGTCGCTATTGTTAGTGCTAAACGTACCGCTATCGGTAGTTTTGGCGGCAGTCTTAAAGATATTCCAGCTGCTACACTTGGAGCTGAAGTTGTAAAAAAATCATTAGAGGAAATAAATCTAAGTCCTACCCTTGTTGACGAAGTAATCTTCGGCAATGTTCTTGGAGCTGGTCTTGGACAAAACATCGCTCGTCAAATCGCGATCTTTGCTGGTATTCCACAAGAAAAGAGTGCATTTGTCGTAAATAAGGTTTGCGGTTCTGGTCTAAAAAGCGTTGTTTTAGGTGCTCAATCTATTTTACTTGGTGACAATGATATCGTTGTTTGTGGCGGTGTTGAAAATATGAGCACTGCCCCTTATTACACAAAAGATGCGCGTTTTGGTGCTAAACTAGGAAACTTCGAACTTGAAGATAGTATTATTCATGATGGTCTAACCGATGCTTTTGAAAATTATCATATGGGTATTACCGCTGAAAATATTGCTGAGCAGTTTTCTATTAGTCGTAAACAGCAAGATAAATTTGCAACACTTAGCCAGCAAAAAGCTAGCACTGCTATTGAAAAAGGAAAATTCTCAAATGAAATAGTTCCTATTACGATAAAAACACGTAAAGAAGAAAAAGTTTTTGATACAGATGAATTTGTTCGTCCTGGTACTGATCTAGAATCTCTAGCAAAACTACGCCCAGCGTTCAAAAAAGATGGAACTGTAACAGCTGGTAATGCTTCTGGTATTAATGATGGAGCGGCTTGCGTTATTTTAATGTCTGAAAAACGCGCTAGTGAGCTAGGTATTAATATTCTTGGATTTATCGATGGTTATGCTACCGCTGGATTAGATAATAAAGTTATGGGTCTTGGTCCAATACCCGCAACGAGAAAAGTTTTAGATAAACTGAATTTAACAACTGATGATATTGATTTATTCGAACTTAACGAAGCTTTTGCAGCGCAGTCGATAGCTGTTCTTAACGAACTTAACCTTGATACTTCTAAAGTTAATATCAATGGTGGTGCTATAGCTTTAGGTCATCCTATTGGAGCGAGCGGTTGTAGAATCCTTGTTTCTTTAGTACATGAACTAATCAATGAAAACAAAAACCGCGGACTATGCTCGCTTTGTATCGGAGGCGGTCAAGGTATTTCTATGGTTATAAGCCGCAATTAAAACTATTATAAGTAGTGGCTATCTTTTAATAATTGATAAATGTTTCAAACCAATATAAACTAAAAATAGCATAATCTAAACTATTTCAAATATATTTGAGGGTATTTTTAAACTAAATGAAAATATAGGGAAAATAATAGAAAATAACAAGTATTTAGATACTTTTTCCCTATATTTTCCCCATCAGTCTTTTCTTTCCTTCCTCTCCCGGATTAGCTGTTCAAATTCTGCAATATCCTCACGATCCATGTTCTTTATGAAATTTCTAGCAGTAGAGCGCTTGATTATGTAGTTCTTGCGCTCTCTGTTCTTATCGTCCCATTTCTTATTAGCTTTTCTTTTTGCCTCTGATAATTTATTCATGTCTCACACCTACTATTTCTTCTGGTTTAACTTCTGCAACGATATACTCCTCATACATACCGCGGTTAGAATCATTAGGAGCTATTTCATTTCTATATGCTTCCACTTCTACCTCAAGTACCACATCTCCGTATTGAGTGAAGCTTTTAACTTCTGATGTTGGATTGAATAAGTAAACTACCTCGGTTGAGTTATTAGCCCTTCTATTACCTTCCCAGTTATCATTCCCAGTTTTTGAAATTGGAAGAATACCTTCTTTTAAGATTTTTTCTAAGTCCTCTGAACTAACATTTTTGTATAGTTTCATTTTTTTAGCTTCTCTAAATTCAAAAGGAACAATAGTAGATGAGTAATCTTTATCTCCAATTTTTACTCCCTCATTGAAAATTTTAACTACTCCGTAATAATCAAGTTTTAGTTCGTGTAAGAATTCGAATACATATATTCTATCGTTTTGCTCATATTCAGAATTGACATATTCTTCGTCGTTTCCTCTCACAATTACTGTTGCCGTTGTAACCTCTGGCGTACTTAAATATCTGCTGCAATGAGAAATTCTTACTATTTCAAGGACTGTATGGTCATTTTTTCTTATAATATCAAATGTAGTAGTGTAATATTTTGATGTTTTTACAAATTTAAAAATTGATTGCGCTCTAAGCAAGTGCTCTTTTGTTACTTCTTTCATTAGAGATTTACCGTTTTTTTCTATGAATTTTGCCATTTCCTTTTACCTCTTTTCTTACTTCGTACCTTAATTATATCATACACGTTATAACGTGTCAATAGTTTTTTTAAAAAAAGTTTTAAAAGATCATAAAAAAATACCCCTCAACTTTCGTCAAGGGGTAAATGAGCTGACACCAGCTCTGCCAAAAGGCAATATAGATAAATCTTGATTTGAACTTTGATTGTATAAGATTCAAAATATACACTCTCTCAAACAATAAAATACCGTATTTATGCCAATTTCATAATACCATTAATTTTTAATTTTGTCAATAAAAAATAACCCCCTAATTTAAAAGGGGGTAATATTATTCTAGCACTTTTACTGCTCCATCTTTACCAATTTCAATTTTCTTGTCGGCTAACATTTCTCCGTTTTCATTAAACATATACCATGTATCACCAATTTTTCGGTATTCCTCTGATACCATATCTCCATTATCATTATTTAGGTAATACCAACATCCTTGATACTCTACCCAACCTGTCGCCATTTCTCCATTTTCATGGAAATAATACCAATGATTGTTAATATATCGCCATGATTTACTTGCCATATATCCGCCTTTGTCCAGCCAATACCAACGTTTGTTGCTTTCGTTGTAGTACCATTGTTCCTCTAGTGCGTATCCATTTTGATTAAATCTAAACCATGAACCATTAATCAACTTCCAACAATCTTTGTAATAGTCGCCATTTCCTAAATCATACCACCAACCACTGTCGTTTTTAACCCAACCATTCTCTGAATACGCTGGGCGGATAAATCCTACTAAACAACTATCATCTCTTGTACGAACTCTCGCATAACCACCTACACCGACTGCAGCACCGTCTACATTTTGTTCTACTGATGTGATATATCTTCCGTTGACTTCGAATACAAGTCCAACATGACCGTATATATCCCAACTACCCCATTTCCATATTGCAATGTCTCCGGGTTGAATTTGTCCTTCTCCTTTTTTAAACCTCTTCCAACCTTGCGGAAGTGCGTTGTACATATAATCAATAGCATTCCCACGGGGTAAGAAATTTGCTAGTACTAGCATATATTTCATTATTAAATCAACACATTGAGCGCCGAAAGCACCATCTACATCTATCCATTTATTTATTTGAGCTTTAATCCAATTAATCGCTTGTAATAATGTCATTTCCCTTCTCCTTTCAAAAAATAAGGTTGAAGTAGCAATCTACCTCAACCTTTGAATAACGTCTTTATATTTGAGTTTTTTATATATATTAAATTTTATTTGTCTCCGGGATAACGCATTTCGTTGTGCGTTTCCTCTTTTTCTTCATTTTTTAAAATACCTTTGTATGCTTGATGTACTCCAGTAGCACTAAGTCCACTAACTACACCGATTATTAAATTTTGACCGCTAAATCCGTTCAATACGACCATTAAAATAGCACCTATCAATCCTAATGCTAACGGAATGTAATTGTTAGGTAACTTAGGTACGCTTGATTTTAGCGTGTTTCCTATTAGCCAACATATCGCAACTACTGCTGGACTTATAAATTGTTGAATATCTATCATTAATTATCCTCCTTTTTCAACGGCAAATCTTGACAACGTTCAAATAATTCAGTTACTACTGAATTTCCTCCTAGATTTTTGTAACTTTCATAAAGCAAGGAAAGTTCTTTTAATTCATGTACCCCAATAGTACCCCTGTCTAAAATCCTTGTCATTTCTTTTAAAAGTCTATATCTAGTAATTGCCAGTGTGCCATCTGCTGTTTTTTGAATTTTACTATTTATTTCTGTTAAATTATTATCAATTTTTTCTAAATTCTTGTTACTTCTTTTCAACAACCACGCTATAGTGGGTGCGATTATCGTAGTAACAACTGCGACTATAACCCCTTCACTAATCAAGCATCAAATGACCTCGCTTTCTTTAAATTTTAAAAGGGAGCAATTAAGCCCCCTTGATACTATTCATTTGCTAAATGCTCTAGATCCATATCGATTAAGCATTCCTTAACTTGTTCTTTTAAGAACGCTGGAACACTTGCGAATGTACGTTTGCCTTTAGCGATATTAATTGCGAATAACATTGCCATCATTATTTTCACCTCCTTTGCCGTCTTCTTGAGTTTTCTCAGCTTGTTCATGCTGTCCATCTCCTTTAGCTAATTTATCGCCCAGTTGGGTGATAAGTTCCATAACCGAGCCTTGAGTTACCTCAAGCTCCTTCTTCATCTTGTTTACTTCCTCTAGTTGCTCATCCATAAGTTTTAACTTCTCATCGACCTTGGCAAACCTCTCATTCTCCGCACGGTTAGGGTACGTTTCTTGATAGAATTGCTCAAGAACTAACTCAATTAAATCTTCGTCTGTTTTGTGGTCGTGATTACCATTTAAAATTCTAGTGATGATTGTTTGACCGTCTTGAATTTGCACCCTTAAACCAGTTACTGTCGCACTGTCATTAAAAATTCTATCTTTGTAATTAATTTTGTACATCTTCTTTTTCTCCTTTCGAGATTTGTTCGTTGAAAGTCTTAATTATTTCATTAAAACCATCATTCACTTGAACTAATTCTTTACTTTTCCAATCACTCAAAATATCGGCAATTATCCCAACCATAATAAACGGTGGTAAGCCGTATTCTCTCGCTGATATTTCAACGTATTTAATTAAATCACTTTTTACATTTGTTATTTTAGCCTCAATTGGCATTGTCATATTAAATTCTCCTTTCTAATGTGGCATTGATGCATTGATTAAGATTCCATTCTTAAATTGTAGATAACAGTTGTCGAACCACTGATTTGCAGTTCCATCTTGCGAGAATGAGGTTGCCACCGCGAAATTAAACGTACTTGTTATTGAGTTATTAAAACTTATATCATCTAAATCTATTTTAACCCTTCTCAGATTGAACCAGTGCATATCCACAGGACATCCAGCATTAAGTGTGTTTGCGTTGTAGTTTGCAAAAGTCCCCGAGGTATATATCCATTTCCAAGTGTAAGCATCATCACTTTTACGTTCCTTATACCCCCAGCCCATGTACCAACCGTCATAATCCAAATTAAATACGATACCTTTCTTCGACACATCATATTTGTATCTATTCGTTCCCATTTGCCCTAATTTATAGCCGTCTTTCCAAAAAGTATAAGTTTCATCGGTAATCCTTGCTGTTAACTTATTCTCTGAGATTACACCGCCCTCGTAGAATGACACCCCTCCATTTTCAAACTGAATAAATTTAGATATGTTATTCCACGCAAGCCTTAAATATTCAGCGTTTTGCGTCAAGATCGTACCAAATTCATTTTTTTTCACTGATTGTTCAATTTGGTCTTTCGTTTGACTAATTTTAGATTCCATTTCAGAGATGTTGTATTCATTTTTATAGCCAATATATAGGTTTTCGTTAAAAATTTTAACGTTTTTTATTTCTAAATTTTTAGGGATTGATAGGATTAAGTTTTCAAAGTCACTATAAGTTTTTAACGTATAGACGTTAATACCTTTTGACAATGATTTTTTGTGGACAGTACCATCATTAAACGACCTCATCAAATAGGATTGTGCTGGAACGTTGCCAATTATTTCAAATTCTACGGTATATACATTATTTTTTTTAAAACCTGTCATTATCGAAAGATTCATCGTTCCTTGTTTGTATGAGGATTGGTTAAAAGATTTTAAGATATTTTCTTTAATAGGCTCATACTCTGGAACTTCCAAAATTTCAACGAAGCTAACTTTAGTTTCTGAGCCTAGCGGAAATAGATTAATCCTTGTCTGGTCGCTTGCGTAAGATATGCGCCATATATTAAATCCGTTAACTAACTCTTTGTTATAGTCGTTTTTCGCGTTATAAACACGAGTTTTTTGATTATCAGGAGCGTTACTAACAAAAGCGGTGATATAGTATTCTTTATCCTTTTTAAGCGGAGTTTTAGCATTAAAATAAAGGTCGTTCCCTTTCTTTTCAACTCCACTTTCAGAACAAATATTTTCAATATTGTAAGCCATTTTGAATTTTTTATTGTTGATCTCGCCAATTTTACTCTCGAACTTGTCAATAGTGCTTTCAAAAGTCTTAACTTTGCTTATGGTTTCGGTTAGTAGTTCTTTATCGATTGTATTATTCAACCTAGCACTTGCTACTGTCTTATTCTCTCCGCAAGTTACCTCAAACACAACCTCTATTGGTTGACCGTTTTTAGTTCCGTTAGGAATGTTAATATTTTGTACTAACCCGTTGCTGTCAAGTGTGACTTCTCCAGAAGCGGTATATCCACTAGCAACTAGCTTTTTAATCTCAATTTTCAACGGTGTTTCGTTGGTTGAAGCACGGACTATTTCTCCATTGTTGTAAACATCTAAATAGACCTTACAATTCATTAAGTTTTCATTTAAATAACTTCCCTCAATCCTTGCCGAAGCGGTAAGAGAGTAGCTTTGCATATCTTCAATAGCTGGAAGCCACTTATCCGTTGCTATATCGTCAACTGCAATGTAAGGCTCGGCTATTTTGAAATGAGCGTTACCCGTTGAAATAAAAGCGAAATTACTTTTTACGAACTGCTGCGCTTCTATGTTACTAGCAATAGGCATTTGTTTTTCAACGATAACCCACTTATTCTCGCCTTTTGACACTTCTATTAGTGGTAACGCAAGCCATGAATAGAATTGACCTTCTTCATCTGGGAAACCTAACTTAATTTCAGTATTATTCGCACTATCAGAAAATATATACATTGGTATTCTCATGATGTATTTTCTTCCGGGTGCTATATCTCTAATATTTACCCTAACACTAATCCCTTGCAACTCATTACTAGCGTTCGGCATTACTTCGATTGAGTTTTGGTTGTTATAATCTTTTTTGTTGAGTTTTAGTTGTGTAGTCCCAACTGGTTTAACCACATCTAAACTTGGAAATCTAGTTCCAATTAGTTGGTTAAATGCTGGGATTTTCCCGTCTTTGCCTTTTAGTTCGGGTTTTTTAGCTTCTATCTGCCTTTGCACTTCCTCTGTTAGCTTTTGTTTCAGTCCTTCGTTTGTGATTAAAAATTCAGATAGTTTGCTTTCTGTGATTAATCCTTCTCTGACTTTGCTAAATACCGTTGATGATAAGTGTTTAAAGTCAATAGCACCAGTTTCAATCATTTCAGAATTAATTTTTAAACCCGTTATTATTTCAGCAAAAAACTTACCGTCTTTAGTAGTCGCTAATCTAAAATTGCCGTTTACTCCGCTAGTGCTAACACTTAAACCATTTGAATTGAATTTCCATACAACTTTTGCCGTTGCTTCGTCGTTGGTATCCATTATTAAAATACGGTCTGAATAGTATTTGATGTTACTTCCTAATCCGTCATTTAAACTATCTTTGATAGCTTCTTTTGCCTTTTCAACATTACTTCTTTCAACTTCTTCAATTTTTGTAATCAACGCTTGTTGGTTGTTAATGGCATTTGCTAATAGATTTTGTTGAGGAGTGTTCCCTAATTCAACGTGAATGTATCTATTTTGTAAACAGTCGTAAGTGTAACCTACACATCTTGTTAAGATATTAATTCCTTTGTATTGAACACCTACAGTATCACCTAAATAGATTTTTTCTAATACGGCATAGTATTTGTATTCTTCTGTTTGAGATAAATCGATAAAAGCAACCGTACACGTTATTTCAGGCTTATCTGCTCCTAACTCAAACGCTTTTTTAGACTTTTCTCGAAGTAAAGTTAATGCTTGTTCATGGTCTACTGCGTCTTCTTGTGTAGGACTTACCTTTTTACTTTTAACATCTTCCAACTCAAGTAACTTACGTTTAACAATGGGCTTGTATTTCTCCGCTAAAGGTGATATAACGTATTTTTCGGGTAATAATAGACCGTCAAATCCTTTTGGGATAAAATGTGTTACTAAATGACTTAAATCTATTTTGTACTCAATCCCAGTAAGATTTTTGGCGTATTTAATAGTTACACCTTTATCACTACCGATTTTTTCAAGCCAGTTAATGCGGAAATTATCGCGATACAACTCACCACCCCAACGTGAAAGTAAGCTGTTATCTTTATCCCCCATTATTGCCTCTAGCGTATTCTTACGGACTAACCTTGAATTTTTCAATTTAGTAATGTCACTTACTCCAACGAAATGGTGAGCGTCAGTTGAACGATTAAGAACCTCTTGCAATGCTCTTGTTCCGTTCATTCCTTGAATGTAAATATCTTCTATGAAGTTTCCTAGCAAGTCATAAGAGATATGCAAAGCATAACCTTTAATTGTGTCTAAATCTTTTTGTAGATACAAAATTCTAAATAATTGTTTACCGTCATAGTTATCAACTTGCAAAATCTTTCCGTTTTCTAATAAGTGACTATCGTTGCTTTCTAGCGGGTACTCAAAATTTAATTCATATACCCCGTTTAACGCTTCAGTTATTTCACATTTTAAAAAATTCTTTAGAGGCGTTCCTCTGTGGTTAAAATCTGTTTCGTTGTATTCGTATATGTTAACCATTAGCGATACCTCCAGTTATATCTAATTTCTACTTTGGTTATATTGCCTCTAAAAGCAAGCGTATTTGCTCCTACATCTAAGACGGGTACTTTTCCTACTGAATTACGTTCAAAGGACGTGTTATCCTTGAATATAGCGTCTAACTCGCTATCTATTTCAATATATCCATTTACATTTTTTATTTCTAAAATCTGTTTACCGTTTTTTAAAATAGTGAAAGTGCCATTACCCGTTATTTTGAAATAAGGAAACGCCCTAGTGCCGTATATGTTATTGATAGTTAATGTAGTTCCAGCTACTACTAACGGATTGTTAATTCCCATAGCATAAGGCTCAAATTCAATAGGAACTAAGAATTTGATTAATCTCTTATCACCTAAGGGGTAAGCTATTGTTACCCCTTCAACGATTGAAGCATTGTAATAGCGGTCTGGCAATTCATCAAAGATTAATTGACCTTTACCACTGAAATAATCTAACAACTCATCTCTAGTGCATTCAGCATGACCCTCAAATGCTAATTGAAACGGCTCTAAACTGTCATCTTCTACAGTCAGTTTCCCGTCACGACCTGGAACAGTAAAGAATTGAGTTCTTTTTTTGCCAGTAGGAATGTTAGGTAATTCATTAAATACAATTCCTAAACTATCGCTTTTTTTATTTTTAAAAGTTATCACGCTAAACCACCTCCTAATCGTTGTTTTCTAATTTCTAACCCTAATTGTTGGGCTATCTTTCTAGCGTCGTTTGGTGTATTATTGTAGACTTTATCTATGTTTACATTAATATCTCCGCCTTTGCCTCCGCTCATGTACTCTTTGTTTTCTTCGGCTGTTAATACACGTTCTCCGCGGTGTAACCTTGCGTAATATCCGTCATATGGTACATAATCAAGTCCGTTGTAGTGTGAACTTAACACTTGGCTTAATGCCCCCATTCCAGCTACTGCTCCAGAAATAGTGTACGTTGCATATTTATTTTCTAAAGGAGTACTATTAATCAATCCTAATTTCTCAGCTACTTGTCTTGCCCATGATTTAACTTTACCAGTATTCCAATCTAGCGAACTATCAAGATGTCCGTATTCTTTTCTTAAACGGTCTATTCCGTCTGTACGCAACTTCTCTGCTTCTTTAGTTGCTTTTTCGTAGCCTTCAACTGCTGCTTTTTTCATTTGCTTATAGGTTTCCTCTTCATCTTTAGTAAGACGCCCGTTAAGGATTTCTTTTTTAGCACGCCATTCTTCAGCGTATTCTAGTTGTTTATCCTTGTTTTCTTTAGCGGCACTAACCGACTTATCCCTCAATTCATTAAGTTTAATTACCATATCAGAAACGTGTTGTTTAGTTACTCCATCAACATTGCTGTATAAATTATTAAATAACATTTCTTGTTCAGCTTTATTCTTGGCAACAACTTTTATTGTTTCAAAGTCTTGTTCTTCGGTTAGTTGAATTATTCGACGTTTCAACTCTTCCGCTTTAGTTCCACTTGCGGTTTTTAACTCTTCAGAAAGTCGTGTTATTTCAGTAAGTCTTGTTTCAGCTGATTTAATAGTTTTTTCTGCTGTTTCTTCAGCGTCCTTAACTACTTTTGCTTTCGTTTCCGCACTTAAATTGCTTGAATTTCCGTATAACTCACTAAATTTTTTGATACTTTCTTCTTTAGTTTCATTAACTTTTTTAATGTAGTCGTTCTTATACTGTTCTACAGCTTTAAGTATTGCTTGGTGTCCTTCATTAGCGTCTTTGTATAAACCAACGTACATTCCTTCTGAAGCTTGTCTTATGTTATTTGACATTTCGTAGAAATGCTGGTACTCTTTCTTGGTTTCTTCACTAATTTTGGTAACGTGTCGTTCCATACGCCCAGTAGCTTCATTAAATACGGTTTCCGTTTTAGATTTGTAGAGGTCAACTGCTGGCACTGCACTTTGCGTGAACGCTTTATAAACCCCGTATCCAACAGCCGCTACTGCTCCAACTCCAGCAACGACTGGTGCGGCTGCTAGTGCTAAACTTCCTAATGCTCCTGCACCCGCTAATAAACTTCCACCCATGCTTGCTACTGCTGTTGCTGTTCCACCTAATCCTAATCCTAAGTCTAATAGCAACGGTGTAGCAGTTAATGCACCTCTTCCAATAGTTCGTAAGGCTGTTGTACCTTTAGACATCACGCTTGCGAGTCTTGAACCACTTTTCGCTACTGTTGTAGTTGCTGTTGCTACTTTTGAGGAATTAGCTTTAACCGTATTACTTACTACAGTTGTTGTATCTCCTAGACCTTTAACTTTTTTGCCAGTATTATTAGCAGTTTCTCCTAATTGCTTTGTTTTAGACGTATATACATCAATTCCTCTGCTATCAAACTCTTTTCTAGTCTTTTTGTTTGAGGTCTTAACTGTTCCGCCTGTATTGTTCATTTGAACGCCACGAAGTGCTGTCGCTGTGTTTCTTGCCTCAACTTGAATAGCTTTCAATTTAGCAATAATAACATCACTATTTCTACTGATTGAATTTGACTGTGTTTGATAAGTGCTACCTATTTGAGATAATGATAATTTGACACTATCACTAGCTTTAACAATTAAATTAGCACTTCTTCCAAACTCTGTTGCACTTTTAGTTGATTGAGTTCCAATGCTTGAAATATCTTTCTTGAACACTTTGCCAACAAATGTTGATACCGCACCTATACCGCTTTTGAACAGTACAAACGCCTTAATTGCTTTACCTACACCAAAAGTTAGTGGTCCAATAGAAGCAGCTGCAAGAGCCGTCCAACCGACCACACTTTGCATTGTCGGACTCATATTATTTAGAGTATCAGCAAAATCACCAACTACATTTAGCACTTGATTAACTTTTGGCAAGAAGTTAGTACCTAACGTGATAGCAATATCGATAAGTTTATTTTTCGCTATTTGTAATTGACTTTCTGTGGTTTTGTAACGTTGCTCAGCTTCTTTTTGTAAAGCGGTATTCTCTCGCCAACCTTGATTAGCGAGTTGTAGCGTATCACCGAACTTGTCACTTGCTTCTGACGCTCTCAAGATAGTATCTCTTAAACGTACTTCCGAAATACCCATATCATCAAGAATTTCTATAGCTGACTTACCTTGCGCTGAGGCATTCTTTAAGCCTTTTAAAAACATCAATAGTGCTTGTGATGCGTCTTTTTCAAATGCTTGTTTGAATTGTGAAGCACTTACACCACTGGCTTTTGCGAAGTTGTCCAACGCTTCTCCGCCTTGTGTAGTTGCTAATTTCATCTGAACAAGCAACTTACTCATAGCACTACCACCCATTTCAGCCTCTATACCAACTGAACTCATAGCGGCTGCTAAACCTAGCACTTGCGCTTCGGTTAATCCTACTTGCTTACCAGCCCCAGCTAATCTCATTCCCATTTCAACAATTTCGCGCTCTGTTGTCGCTGTATTGTTACCTAAGTGAACAATAGTAGAGCCTAAACGGTCAACGTTATCCGCACTTGTTCCCATGATGTTACTGAAACGTGCAAGAGAGGTCGCCGCTTCTGTCGCTGTTAAGTTAGTTGCAACTCCTAAGTCAACCATTGTTTTAGAAAATTTTAGAATATCTTCTTTTTTTATCCCTAATTGTCCTGCCGCTTCTGCCACTTGTGCAATACTAACGGCACTAGCTGGCATTTCTTTAGACATTTGACGAATACCTTTACTTAATTTTTGATATTCTGCTTCGGTTGCGTCAGTAGTCTTACGAACTCCAGCGAATGCACTTTCATAGTCTTTAGCAAACTTAAACACTCCAGCACTTGCAGCCGCTATCGGCAAAGTAACTCCTAAAGTTGCTTTTTTCCCAAAACTAACCATGTTATCAGCTACTTTATTTGCCTTTTGCATACTTCTAGTTATTTCACTAGCTTTTGCTGTAGCGAACGCTGTAGCCTTGTTCATTTCGCTTTTAAAAGTATCTAGTTTAACCCTCATTTCCGTATATAACGGAGGCAAACCAATACTACCTACTGTCATATTTCTCCTCCTTTCCTAAAAAAATAAGAGGGACTAATAACTAGCCCCTCTTTAAGTTCTTGTCTGCGTCTTTTCTTCCTAGTCGGATTATATTCTTTAGTACCTCTTTTGCTTCTTCTGTTTTTTGCATGCTGTCTAACCAGCTATCACGCCTAATTTGTAAGTAAGTGTACAGCGGTAAATCTTCTATTTCTAGGAAATTTAAACCACAATAATCTGACATTCTTTTAAGTTCCGCAGTTCTCTTATCAAGGTCTTGTTCCCACTCTTCCGTCGCAAAATATTTCTCAAATATTGCTTCCCTTACTACAGGGTCATCAGGAAGTGGGATTTTTAGTTTGGGTCGTTAGCGATTGAGTTCATTTGGATTAATAATAGCGTCCATATAGCGTTAATATATGATACGTTAACGTCCTCTAAGTCTTTGACCTTGATTCTTATACCTTCTAAATTTCGGTCGAGGCATTTCGCAACAAACTTAACTCTCTCCTCTACCTCTTTCACGGGATCTTCGATTTTTTCAATTTCTATCATTTCTTTCCAATCTTTGAAAGTAAGTTCTTTAATTTGTAATTTTTTGCCGTTTTTCCAATCGACCTCTATTCTTCTATTTAGGATATCATTTAACATTTGTTACACTCCTCTTTCTTTCTTTTATTATTCTTTTATTATTCTTTTATTATTCTTGTTCATCTCTAATTTCAGCTAAGAATCCTTTTTTCTTCTCAACTGCTGTAAATTCAGCGTCAATAGTCGTTTCTTTTTCAGCGTTAAATTCAATAGAAAAACCATTCCCTGCTTGACCGATTAACGTTACACGAATTTTCTTACCATTCTCTTTTGTATGCACAAAACGTACAATGTTAGTCGCTAACGCTCCGCCTGCTCCAAATGTTAATATTTTAGTTTTCTTCGGCGTATCCTCTGTTAATTTCGCTGTAGATAATTTAGTTAATAGTCCTAAATCCCACGTTAATACACCAGTTTTGAAGCTAATTTCTTCACCTTTAATGAAACGTTTAACTGTTCTATTGTATTGGTTCTTAACGTCATATGTATCAGGTTTATACTCTAAACTAGCACCACCTGAACAATGACCTACGTTATTATCATCTGTTTCTATCACGTTATCTGCTGGAATTTCCCCATCAGTTGCTGTTACTAAATAAAGTTCCCCAGCACCTAAGATTATTTCATCAATTTTCTTTGCCATTTATTTACCTCTCTTTCTTGAACCATGTAATCTGTAAGTATTGTGTGCTGTCATACAATTCAAAGTCTTGTAACGGCAAGATACCTCCACCACTTACAGAAAATCGTAGAGAGTAACCGTCTTTTAAGTGGTTACTCTCATGTTGTTTGTTGATTAAACTTTCTACTTTCATTCTGTAATTTTCTAGTTCGTCAAAGTCATCTGTTACTATTCTTACTTCCAGCGTATCAACGTTGATGTAATCACGCTGTATAGGTGTTAAACTATACCACGCTTTTTCGCTGTGAATAGGTTGAAAAGTAAGGCCTGTAACTTCATCAAGCATTTTCTTAACTATATGTGAAATCATGTTACTTACCTCCTAGCATTCGCATTATTGAGCCTAAATTCTTTTCTTTAGCGTCTTTTAAGAATGGTTGAGGCTTTTGCCCTTTAGTAGTTACCCAACTACCGTTAGCACGACGATAACGCCACGGTGTTTTACGTCCGTTACCTGTTACTGAATATTGCCCAGTCCCTTGATGAACATATGGAGCGTATAAGGCTGTATTACCGACCATTCCGTATATTTCTGTAGGTTTAAGCTTCGTTTCACTCGTCATACTAGCTTTTAACTGACCAGTATCAGTTGGAGTATTTTCGGTTGCTTTAGCTTCCAAAAATTTAGTTGCCTTTTCCATTCTTTCGAGTTGTATTGCAATTAATTTGCCTGTAGCTTCTCGCATTCCTCTTTCAAATTCGCTATTGTCCATTGACGTATTCTTTCAAGGTTAAGTGAGTTAGTCTGTGGGAGTTGTCAACGTTTAGAATTTCATATTGTACGTTATTAATCAATATACGATTTTTTCTAGCTTGTATATTTCTCTCAAACGTTAAACCAATATGTGTTACTTCAGAATGTTTGAAGCCTTGGGGGTTGTAGAACTCATCTACTTTATGAATTGCAATTTTAATTGTTTTCTCCTCTTGCCACGTTTTTTTAGTAGCTCCTGAGGGAGTAGGAACGCTTTTAAAGGTCATTAAAGTTGCTTCCTTAAAGTTAGTCATTAAGCTCATAACTAAGCCTCCTAAATGACCTTAATTTAGTTTTAATGCGTGCTGGTATATCCCTTTCATAAGTGTAAGACACACTAGGATAACTTTCAGATTTTATTCCCTCTGTTCCTAGTGTGTTATATCTGAACATGATTAAATCTTTGATAGTGCTTTTATGCTTTTGATTAACTTCTTTTAAATTACAAAACTCTTGTATATCTTGGATAGCGTCCTCGTATAGAGATTCCACTATTTCAGACGCTACCCCCGGTCTTTTTGCTAATTCCTCTAAAATCTCTTGTTTCATGACTATTTACTCAACGGAGTTTCTACAATTTTGTAGTTTAAGATAACGATTGCGTCATCTCTTAACACTTTAAATCCGTATTTCATCAATCCACGTACCCCGTCAGCAAAAGCATTTTCTAAACGCATAGCCTCAGTCTTGTCAATTTGTTTAGCTCCACCTACTGCTGATTTGTGATGTGCTACAACTTGATTTTTTGGTAGTTCTTCTGAAGTCATTACTTGTAGTCCGTTGATTTTTTGTCCCTCTACGAATCCGTTTGCTAAAATTACTGGATTGTTAGTGAAACGTGGGTCTTTAGATAATAGGCCTAAAATCTCAGCTGATACAGTTACGAAACGCTCTGCTTTTGGTACTTTTTTCTTGCTTAACTCTGTTCCTAAGTCAACAATGAAATCATACACGTTTTTAGCGTGAATATCTTTTTGTGCTGTTTTACTCCCAATAGTCGTTGCTGTTGTTGTTCCAGTTAATGTTGTGAATAAATCAGCGTCGTAAGTTTCCGCTAATACCATACCGTGTTCATCAGCAATAGGTTTTAATGTGTCTTTCTTTTGTTGCACTCTGTCAACATCATCAACTTTAATAGCAAAGTATTTTTGTTTTGGGAAAGTCATTTCAACTTGTTCAGTGTCAACTTCATCCCATGCTACAGTCCCTGCGTAGTCTTTAATTACTCCTTTTTTAATTTTGTTGAAAATTACTTTTTCACCTTGAATATCTGTAGGCTTTGTAACCATTGCATCAGCGATTGATACGCTGTGAAATTGTGAAAGTAAAGCTCCTTCCCAAAGTGTTGGTTTAAAATTTGTTACTGCCATTTGTTATCCTCCTAAATTTTGTTAAATGCTTCAGCGATTTGTTCCGCTGTCATGTTTGTTGCGTTATTCATTAAGTTATCGTATGTGTCAACTTGTTTTGTAGGCTCAGGATTAGCTGGGATATATCCACTCTGTGCTTGCACCGTTTGCCCTTGTTCTTGTTCAAAGAAATCTTTATAATTTTCTTTGATAGTTGTTAGTTGCTCGTCAATTCCCTTAACGTTTCCGTCTTTATCTAATTTAATTTTTGATAAGTCGAATTGACCTTTTAATAATTCTTTGTGCTTAACTCCGTTTAATGCTGTTTCAATAGCGTTGTTAATAACAATAGTTTCTTTTTCTTTTGTTAAATTCTCTATTTGTGAGTTAAGGTCATCTATATCAACCCCCTTGAATTTCTCAAGCTTTTCTTGTAGGTCTTTAATCGTGTCCTGATGACTTTCATTAATAGATTGAATGGTGTTGATTGAGTTTCCATACTCCGCCATAATCTTATCAATTACATCAGCCTCTAAACCTAAATCAACTAGAAATTTTCTTTTCATTTTGTTTTTTCTCCTTTACATTTTTTTACGTGGGCTAGTCCACGCTAGAGTTTGCTAAGTATCGTTTTCGCTTACGTATTTTTAGCCTTTTAACGTCGTACTAAGGACTAAATTTTATCTTCTTCAAAATAAGGCACTAAAACACACCTACAATTAGGGTGTCTAGGTAATATTGGTGCTTTGTCAACGTCGTATATATTGCCGTCGCACTCCGCACATTGTTCACTTGTTCTGTCATCAAGCGTTACAACATCTTTTAACTGCTTAACTACTTTACTTTTCTTGTAGTTTTGTAGCTTAATATCGTTTAAATGGTGCATTGTTTCTGTTCTAACTAACCTCATTGTGTCGTTTAAATTAGAGTTCATACGGTTTCTTAACTGCAAGGTCATTTGAGTAATGCTTTTACCCGTTGTTAAACCACGTTCTAATATCTCAGACAATTCTTTGATTAATTTGGCGTTGTTATTTCCCAATCTTCCTCTGAATGTTACACCTTTGTATTTAGACTTCATCAACTTCTTAACGATATTAGCGTCATTTGTTAGCTTAATTCCTAACTCTGTTGAAGTGTTGATAATAGTAGAGTTAATAGCATTTTCTAACGTTTCTGTGTAGGTCTTTTCTACTACTTGTCCTAACTTCGCTAACTCTTCTATGTAGTACTCTTCCAACTGCCTTAAATGTTTAAGTTGGTAAGCTCTGCTTCTTGTTAAGCCTTTAAGTTCTATTTCCTCACTTAAAGCCAACAATTCATCAACTATATTTCTTGTTACTCGGTCATAGACTTCTATTATTTCAGCGTACGTTTCTTCAGTTTCATTAAACACTTGCCATTGGTTATTTGCTACACGCTTTTCAAAATAACTAAGCTTCGCCATCTTCATCATCTATCTTTCTTGTTATTCTCTGTTGAATATTGTCAATTTCTGCTTCATTCTGAATATCTAGTTTTTCTTTTTCCTGTTGGTAGTTAGTAACCCACGGATGATTAGCTATGATAGTTTCATCAGAAATTAAGCCTTTTGATTTTAAGCAGTTATCTATAATTTCAGTTTCATTTGTAGCCATATCATGTGAGAATATAATTTCAACTTCGGGGTCAGTAGAAATATTTAAGAAGTCATTGACAAACATCAGCAATTTATCAAAACCTTTTGAGAACTCTTGTTCAAACTTATCTGATTTTAATTCCAAACCACTAAACAAGAATTTAAGTGCTACACCACTAGGAGCATTACCGAATTTGTCAATATCTTTATTAACCGACTGTGAATACTCCTGTATATCACGTTTTAATTGCTCCGAATGGTCTTTAATCGCTGTTATATCCATTTCAGGCGTTAGGGCATCAACATTTGACTTATAATCCCCCTCATCAGCGTCTAGCGTGATAATACGTTCTTCATTTATCATTTGCCTTAACTTGACATAATTCTCATTATCTCCGCTATAACCTTTAAGCACGTAGATTATATTCTTAACTTCTTGAATATAGTTAGCAGCTTCTGAGCGTGTTAAGTCGTAGTTATCAATCAAAGACTTAATAAATTTCAAGTCGCATAACTCTCTGTAGTTATTTTTAAATGGTATAAAAGGTAGTCCACTCGCCCAGTAATAAGGTTGGTTATCAATTCTTAAAGGATAATTAACATCTCCTAATAGCATTATTTCGCTGTTGCTACCGTCCATTCTGTAGTGAGTTATCTTCCCGTCGCTTGTCCACGCTTCAATATGTTCAAAAGTTTTCATCTCGTTAAAAGTCCATATCTTTTCGGGATACACTCTAATAAAGGAATTTAACTTTTCATGTGTTGCGTCTTCCCAAATAGGGATACATTGTTCTGACGGTATTACCATTAGCTTGAAGTTGTTTTCCTCATCAACGTAGGGATGTAACCATGCAATCCCTTTGTTTGAAGCCTCATAAGCTAACATCTCTAATTTGTTTTGAAAATCTTTTCCTAATAACTCAGTAATACGCTCGATATACTTCGTATCTTGACCTTTGATAGTAGCGTCTTTACTAAATGAAAAAGCAACCTTTTCATCTATAATGTTCTTGTAGGTTGCGTGAATTAGTCTATTATCTGCTTTGTTTTGGTCTTTATAATTTGTTTTAATTTCTAAATAATCGTGATCTACGTCATAGTATTTCTGTCCTAAGTGCATCCACTTATATTTATTACTTTTTTTAAATTCATTAATATAATATTTAATCTTGTTTGTGTCTAGGGTAGCCTCATCACTACCGAATAAAAAACTCATTATTAGCCTCCTTTTCTGCCATAATCCCATTAAAACTTCATACCTCCTACATTGAAATTGTTCTTCAAGTCTGTTATTTCGTAATTATCTAAACCGTACCATATCGCTGATAATGTATGCGGGTCGATATTGAACTCATCTTCTATTATTTCTCCGTCCTTATCGACTTTAAAAGTTAAGTCCATTAATTCCCTTATCGTGTTTTGGCACTCGTTAGATATGTAAATATTTCTGAAGCGTTTGACCTTTTTAGTATAAGTATTTCTACTGCCTTTAAACTTCCTACAGGCTTTCATGTTAAATCCTTGTTGCTTGTAGTATCTAATTGCTTTAGGCTCTGCACAATCCGCTTTGATAAGTTCTTTCTTCAGATGTTCTATATCGTTTGCTATTTCTTCATCTGTCTTATCTCTCGTATAGTATTCTGAATAGATGTACAATTCCCGCTTGTCATGGTCTACTACCATTCTTACTAATGCGTTATAAGACGTAACAAATCCAAAGTCTAAACCATTGAAATATTTAGGTGTCTTAATTTTGTCAATACACTCTGCCATTTCTTCAGCTTGCATGATTTTAGCTTGCGGAAATACTTTTTTACCGTTTGTTCCAAACTTACCTAATAACGCTACTCGATATAAGTCAATGTCATAGTCTTTCATTGCTTCTAACTGTTCGATATAAGTCGCAGGAGAAAAAGCATTGTCATAGCAAACGCTGTGATGATAATACTTATTGTCAATCTTGATTGTTCGTTTGTCGTACAACTCTACATCATTTAGTTTAATCACAGGCGTTAATGTTTCTGGGTCTTTGTCAATGAAGAAATGCTTGTATATCCAGTTACTTTTGCTTACTGGGTTACTTGTGTAAATGATATGGTTTGAATGTTTAGGATGTCTTAAACGTCCTATTAATTCTTTGATACTTCCGTAGTTAACCTCAGAGCATTCCTCTACCCAAATAATTGACACGGCGTTTATAGATTTTAGTTTCTCTGAATTGTCGCAACCTTTGAATATTATTTCACTTCCATTAGCAAACTTAATATTTAGCGGAGATAATCTTGTAGTGTAGTGCTTATCTTTTTTTAAACCTAAACTTTCGCATACTTCAACAAGTAAATCAAAACAACTGTATCTTATTGTTTCGTACACTTGCCTAACTACTAAAATTTTTCTTTTTGGCTCTTGTATCGCTTTAGTAACCAACTTAATAGCTGTATTGTAGGACTTACTACTCCCGTATCCGCCAACAACAATGTAATAGTAATGTTCCCAGTCTTGAATGTAATCTATGAAATGTTGGTTTACACTAACATCAACTTTCATTTCGTGTTACTCCGTTAAAATGAATAGTAATACTAGAATCAGTAGTATTCGTCTGATCACTCTCTCTCGCCTGATGAATCTTTTTGAGCAAGTCGGCAGCTTTTAATCTGTCTTTGGCGCTCACGTCTATATATGTTTTCTCCTGGAATCCTTGACCACGTCCTATAAGCGTTTGTTCTTTATGCTCTCCTCTCATTACAGAACTTAGATACTCCATTACCTCTTTTATACTAGCTGTCTTTTCTGATTCTATCTCTTTGAGTCGTTCATCTATGTAGGATTTAACCTTAGCATTTCTTAGCATTCTACTAGCGTTAGTGTTAGCTGTAGAGTCCTTTTTAACGCTAGGATAAGCCCTTTTATAGCTTTCTGTTGCATTTCCACTAATGATGTACTCATCAGCAAATTTCCGTTGTTTTAATGTCAATTTTGCCAACTTTCCACCACCTTTCTTTTGACAAAATAAAAAGACAATCTCACGACTGTCTTTAAAAATATGATAGGTTATTATTGGCATTTAGGTAAGGTTTAACTATATTACTGCTTGCGTTTCTGTATTTAAAATAAAAAATCAATTAAAGGAAATCTGTGAAAAACTTACCTTACCTAAAATTTTCACACTATCATTATATCATCTTTAAATACATAAATGTAAATATCTACATATTTTTTGATATATTTACATATTTTTTGATATATTAATATAGATTTTTGATAAAAATCTTATTTAATGCTTTAGAATGTTTGCTTATTCTTGTATTTTGAGAGATATCCATAATCTGTTCTATCTTATCCCACGTTAAGCACTCAACATATTTTAGCTGGAGTAATAATCTTAATTCCATATCTTTTACATTATCAATTATTTTCATAATATCTAATTTAGTCTGATAATATTCTATATTCTTTTCTACGATATAGCGTTTGTGTTCGTCAGTCTTATCAATTAAACACTCCCAACTATTTTTATTTCCGCCTTTTATTTGTTCTTTTGCATAGTCTATAGCTTTGACTTGTGATTTTTTGTGTTCATCAGCTTCTAAATTTCTCTCACGCGATTCTATCATTAATTGAATGTGTCTTATGTTTTTTAAATATTTTATCTTTTTAAATACTGTTTGTTCTTCTTTAGTTCTAACCATTCTCTCCAACCTTTCTGAGTGCTAGCTCTCCACTTGTAGCCTCTACTAGTGAATATACATCGCAATCTTCACATCTGACACAATACATGTTCTTTTCAATCGGACAATATTCCAAACGTCCGCAACATTTGTGACAATAACTGAATATGTTATCTGTTTTGCGATATTTGTACTTTTTGAGTTTGTTGTAATCAATAATCATACTTCTACTCCTAACATTTATATTCGACCTATCGCCCAAACAAAGAAAATAAATGAGATTAGGACTAATAATCCCAAGAACGTCATTGTTATTCTGAAATATCTATCAATCAGCATATATCCAATTTTTTCTAAAAATGCATCAATTTTATCTAAAATTTTAATCATTACATCTCTACTCCTAACTCTTTTAGTTGTTCTGCTAAATTACTTTTAATCTTTTCTAGTGCGTTTATTATTTCGTGTTCTTGCCCTTCGTTAATAAGAATAGAAAAAAAACCACTGTGGATTGTTAATTCTTTAGGTTTATTTTGATACATAGAAACAAAATTGTTTATTCGGTCTATTTTTTGTTTTATATAATTAACTTCTTTTAAATCTTCAATCTTCATTAACAAAACACCTCCAAAATTTCATCTCCAAACTCATCTATGCAAGCTTGGGCTATTTTTTTCGTTTTAAAAATAGGGAAGATAATAAAACTCATGTAATAACTATTTTCTATGACTGTGAATACTCTAGCACCTGCACTAAATTGAAGTCTCCATTTCTCTTCGTTAAAATCACTCCAATCAGGTTTCCAATCCCCCTGCTGTTCTTTCGCCCAACATTTAATTTTCTTAATTAAAGTTTGCTCTTTTAGGAATTGCTCAACTTCTTCTCTTGTGTTGAATAGTAAACCTATTTCATATAAACGTTTATCATAGTCATCACAGATGTCAAACGTTTTTTCTTCTATCTCTCCTGTGTAATCGTCAATGTAATACATTTCTGCACCATCTTTCGGATAAAATATCTTATAAGGTTTCTTTTCTGTTACTTCTGTTACTTCTTGTACTTCTTTTGTTTGTTCCTCTGAATTAATGATATTATTGTATATTTCTAATATTTTGTTGTACGTCTTTTCTCTAGGAATGTTCCCGTTTTTCCAGCCTTTGACTGTTTGTGGTGTAACTTTTAAATTAAGTGCCAATAGTGTATCGTTTAAATTGTAATGTTTCTTAATCTCTTCAATCATTTCTTGTAATGGTATTATTTTGTTCATTATTATTCTCCTTCAAATTTCGGTAATTCAGTCCAATATATTACGTCCGCGTCAGTGTCTTCAAAAGCTAATCCGTAATCAATTTCCACCCATTTATCAACGCAAACATCCGTATATATGCCTGGTACTATTTCATAAGTTACCAATGCTTTTTGGTCTACTTCTGGAAGGTATCCATCCCAAATTTCGTCATACTTACCATTGTAATATTCTTTTTCTTCATCAGTCATTTTTCTTAAATAAATTTTATGCCATTTCACCACTATTCCTCCTAATCGTTGTATAAAACAATATCGCTTGAATGTACTAAATATTGTTTTCCGTTTTTCAATTTAACCTTTACAGTATCTTTATTATCGTATGTAGTCCATTCTACTACTTCTCCAGTTACTATTTCATTGTTAGGTAGTTTAATTACTGCTTTTTGCAACATATCCTCGGCTTTATCTTCTTTAAACACAGTTAACCCTAAACCTAAAATAATTAATAATACACCTATAATAAGCATCAAGTCTGTTTCTTCCTTAAACCATCTCATTATCTACCCCCCACCAACTCCTCATTTTCGTATACGTTGCCTATGACTTCCAACATTTCCTCTATGTCATCATAATTGCTGAAATATCCCATGCTCCAACGACTATCTATTGACTTTAGAACAAAAGCACAACTGCTTTGATTATATTGGATAACACAATCCCAAGTGCCATTAACCGTAACTATATCCCCTTCGTAAATATACTTTCCGTTCTTATCCTTAAGTCCTGTATTTTCAATAAACTCTACTTTATCAAAAGAAAATATAGCTGCTCCGCCTCGAAATCCAATACCTATATCGTAAACTGATACTTGTTTATTGTAGAAATCTATCATTTCTACTTCTCTAACTATATTAAATTTTTTAATATATACTTTTGGTTGTAACATTTCTTATCCAACTCCTCTACTTAGTTATTTTTTTAAATACCATTTTCTTTACATTATCAGATTTAACAACACAAGAATCTGCTATTCTTTCTAATAATCTCATATGCTTTCTATCATCTCTAATTGCTGCTGGTGGATGACCAGGTGTTTCTTTTACTATAAATTTTCTTCTGCCATAGATAATAGTATCTTCATAGAAAATCATTACTCCGTTTTTATCTCTTATTCCTGTTGGTTTTTGCATAATTTATTACTCCTACTTTAATCTTTTAACTTCTTTAAACGTATTAATTTCTTCTTCTACCTTTTCAAGTACCGCTTGTTCTTGTTTAATTTCCTTTGAAGTTGCATTATGTCTAGTTACATAATACTGTAAAGCGTGCTTGATTATTTGCATATCTCTATACTTTACATAAATTGATAGTTTGCTCATTTGCTGTTCTCCTACTTCAATTTCTTTGCAATTTCCTCAATCACATTTACTGTTACGCTGTTTCCAGCTTGTTTATATAATTGACTATTGCTATTTACCTTTTGTGCCTTATCAAATAATTCATCCGGGAAACCTTGCAACCTCCAACACTCTTTAGGGGTTAGCTTTCTTATTTTATAATCTGATAATACAACCCCTTGTTCATCTGTTGTAAGCAATGTATTAGCTATATTCTTGCCAACACGTCCTCTTCTAGTCTTTGAATTAGGTCGAAAGAGGTTAACACTATCCCCAACAGAAACAACGATATAACCTTGTTTATTCGCTTCTTTAATTAATACTCCATGTCTATCTTGTGTTGTTAATGTAAACATAGGTTCGCCATTTTCTTTAAATCTTCTACCATTTTGCCTTTTATCTATTCTATCAGGAGTAAGTACTGGTACTACTATTTTAGGTTCGGAATGCCCCCCAGCCATGTATTTTGGATGATTAATAGCTACTTGTTTCGGTACTTTATAATCAGTAGCTAATAATGCTCCAACGATACCGTTTTCATCATGAACAACAGTTCTTGTTCCTTTGCAACTACCGTTAGGGTTTTTAGTATTCCCAATAATGCTTATTTTTGGTTCATAATCAAGTTCTTTGTCTTTTCCTTTGATAGGAAAAACTTTGTAGGTACATTCTCCTCTAAGATGTCCGATAATGAACACACGTTCCCTATTCTGTGGGACTCCAAAATTTTTGCTGTTAAGCACTTGCCATTCAGCATCATACCCCAATTCATCCAAGATTTTAAGTATTCTAGTGAATGTTTGCCCTTTGTCGTGCGATAATAAGTTTCTGACGTTCTCAAGCAATAAATAGCGTGGTTTGATTTCTTTGGTTGCTCTAGCAATTTCATAGAATAAAGTTCCTCTAGCGTCCTCAAATCCCAATTGTTTCCCAGCGATTGAAAAGGCTTGACATGGGAATCCTCCACAAATAATATCGACCTTTCCTCTAAGTTTTCTAAATTCTTCATTAGTCACCTCTGTGATATCTTTATAATCTATTTCTCCTTTTGTATCATGAATAGCTTGATAGCTCATTCTTGCAAATTTATCTATCTCACAATATCCAACGCACTTGTGTCCTGCTCGTTCCATTCCTAACCGAAATCCACCAATTCCTGCGAACAGGTCTAAAAAATTCATTTCCTATCCTCCTACTCCATTTCTCTCTGCTGTTCTTTTTGTTTGTTCTGCTTGCTCTTCATAAAGTTTCAATAGTTTTTGTTCTAATTTATGGTTTTGTATTTTTAGTTCTTCATTTTCTTTTTTAAAAACAAATGAGTTACTTGCCATAAGTATTGTTCCTATCAATACCCCAAAAAGGAATAGTGATAAACTTATTCTTTCTTTGTTTCCTATCATACTCCTTAACCTCCTATATCCTTTGGACTACATCCTAATACATCTGCCAGCCTTTTCAACGTTTTAAATCTTGGACTTAACCTTTGTCCAGTTCTGATTAATTTAATAACATTAAAATGCACTCCAGAAAGTTTGTGTAATTCTTTATCGGTTATTTTTATTTGATCCATTATTTTTTGTAGGTTAGTCATAATTCATACCCTTTCACGTACACACCACAAATTGAATTGTACCTCTTCTCGCTAACCAACTTACTAACGTGTGAATCATCCTTCCAAAATTTCAGTTTAGTCATTTGGTCAATAAACGCTTTTACCAAATTATCCACATCAGGCTTTTTAGTGTAATAATCACCATCTGTCTTGTTTTGCTCTAACGGAAAACACCATATTAACTCAACTCCAATAGGAGCATTTAATATCTTACTAGGAATACGACTAATCAACCCCGCTTTAAAAATCTCTTTAGCTTCTTTTAAATTATGCGAATCAAAAATAATTGGCTTACCATTTTTTACTGAAATAATTTTATCCTGATGAGTGACTGTTGGTATTTTTTTCAAAGGCACAAAAAATTCAAATTCCATTTTCTAATTTTCACTTCCTTAACTCCAATTTAATTTTTTACCATTTCCATTTTTTATTTTTTCGACATGGGCGGGAAGTACAGGACAATGTACGTACAGACAAGGGGGAGTTTTTAACCCCCTTGTACTGTCGGACACTTGTACTGTCGGACACTTTCCGTCACCACCTTTATACCTTTTAAGGTATATAGCTGTCGCGTCGCACGTCACGACACAAAAATTCTTGTCGTAAACCTGTCGGACACGACTGTTTTTTTATGTCGTGTCGCAAAAATTTAGAGTTCGTCACGACTATCTTTTGTCTGTCGTGTCGTAACTTTTTTTATAGTTTTTGAGTCCTTATCATACCTAAATTTTTTACTATTTTCTAATTTTCTTTCAACTGTTCTTACACTAACGTTCATATAATCAGCGACCATTTGTTTTGTTGCTTCTTCATCTTCAAACACACAATTTTCGACCGCCAATTCGAACGCCATCATGCTATCTTTTTGACTTTCATTTGCTTGTTTTTGGCGCCCTGCCTTATTTTTCGAGTATTTATTACCTTTGTCAGAATCGACCTCTATATCGGCCAATACGCCCACCTCATCAATAGTATGGATAGGATAACTAAACCACATATTGACGGGTTCAAACTTCGCAAACTCTCTGAGTGTACCCTCAACACGCCACGCTGTCTGCTGCTTAACTTTAGCCTCTAACTCTTTGGCTTGCGCTCTAACTTCCATTAAATGCCCGCTAAGGCTTCTTTCAGCGTGAAATTTCATGGTCTCATAATCATAATGGTCATCCATCCCAATTTTAGTCTTGTAATATTCATTGTTTAGAGTTCTTATTCTATCTTCATAGAATTTAACTAATGCGTTATTTAACTGTGTTTTCAATAAAGTTTCTGGAATCTCCAATTCAACCAAGTCTAGTAATGCGTCAGGATCTCGTGCGAATACTCCACTGCCACTGGCCCTATCCATTGACTTTTTGCCGCCTTGCGCCCCTTTCGAGTGGTGGTGGCAATAAATAACAGAACAACCTAACTCGGTAGCCACCTTATCAAATTGGTTGGTAAAGTGTGCCATTTGGTCTGCGCTATTCTCATCACCAGTAAGTACCTTATATATAGGGTCAATGATAACCGCTGTATAATTCTTCTTATACGCCCTTCTGATTAATTTTGGTGCTAACTTATCCATTGGTACAGTCTTACCTCGTAAATTCCATATATGAACGTTATTTAAATTGTTAGCGGGTAAGTTTAACTTAGCGTAAACATCTTTGAATCTGTGTAAACAGCTAGCTCTATCAAGTTCTAAATTGACGTATAGCACTCTACCTTGTGCGCATTCCCAATTTAACCACTTCTTACCTTCAGCAATCGCTATTGCCATTTCTATTAGCGCGAAACTCTTACCAGCTTTTGAAGGTCCAGCAATTAACATTTTGTGTCCTTGTCTAAGCACTCCTTTAATTAATTCAGGCGCTAAGTCTGGCATATTATCCCAGCACTCCTCTAGATTTTCGGGATCTGGTAAATCGTCGTTTAAATCTTCAATGTATTCAAACCATTCATCCCAACTGTTTTTCCCAATATTAGTATCGATTAAAAATTGCTTGCGTCCATTTCTCATCACACCTGGCATGCGGCTAAGTCTTGACGGGTTCTTATTTTGAGTGTCTACTGCTAAGCCGTTCTTGGCGCACACTTTATATAAGTAATCCACACGCTTTTGGTATTCCTGATAATCTCTAGCTTCAATCTTAACTATTGCATGAACTGACTTACCACCACTATGAACTAAACAAGCAACAGGCAATTCTAACTCACGAATAATAGCATTCTGTTGTGAAATACTTGTTTGGTCACTTTCCACCAGCGCATATCTATATTCCGTTACATTGTCATTTTTAACGCCTTTTCCATCTAATGGATTAAATCTTATCCACGCCCCAGCTTCTGGATTATAATCTCCAATTACAAATCCTATATCATCTTTATATTTGTGCAATTTCTCTATCAAATGACCCGCTGTTCTGTCAAAACAACCTTTTTTAGGTTTGTGTAAAGTCTTTCCGTCTTTATCCTCTAACGGATAAGTTTCAGTCACATATCCAACATTTTCAGTACTTTGAAATAGCGTTTCTAAATAAGTGATTAATTCCTGACTAGGATTCCAATTAAATGGTTCTTGAATTTCCTTACCTTCAATCCAACTTTTGTCTATGAATTTGTAATCATTATCGATTTTTATTTCATCATCCCAACCTAACTCGTGGGCGTTTTCTGTGTTAAAATAGATAGGCTCGTATCCTCTATCGACTGCCATTTGATATACAGTTCCACCAGTTACTGGCGTTCCTGAACCATTGAAAGTATTCCATTTTCTAAGGCATTCCCCTTCTTTATATCTAATATCATTCTGTGACCATAAGTCCCATTCTTCAACGGTGTGACCCTCGTGTTTAAGGGCCATGCCAACATTTACCCATTCTTGATAATCAAGAGTAGCTGGGTTTATATATTCTAATAATTCTATTAAGTTTGATTTATTTTCCATTTCTTAACTCTTCCACTCCTAATTCTCTAAAATAATCTGGTTTCCCTATTGACAATTCTTTTATTTTGATATATTGTGTATGTGAACGAATTTTTTTATAAATGACGTACTCACCTACAAAATTGAGTGCGTCTTTTTCTGTTTTAAACACTCCTAATTGATTATTAGGGAATCTATTTGGGTTATCATCACAAACCAAATAGATTTTCTCTCCCTTACGTAATTTTCTATCTTCCATTATTGTTTCACCTCTTAATTAATTTAAATATTCGGTCTATATTCTTTTGCAATCACACCTCTTGGAAGTCTCCAACCGTTTGCTGCAATTCTTGTTATCATCTTGTTAGCTTCGTCAAAACTCCAAGAGCCAACTTTTCTAAATCCTCTATTTTCTAACAATCTAATTTGTTTAGGCGTTGCAAGTCCTGCGTCTCGTCGTTTGATAATTCTGTCAATCAATAGTTTAGCTTTTCCGAAATTCTCAATAGTATCCGCATTGATTCCCATTTTCTCTAGTGTTTCTACTTGCTTACTAGATGGTGGACCTTGTTCAGAAATAAAACTTGGTACATAATTAGCAAGGTCTTCATCTGCAATACTCATTTCAAATTGTAATGGATCTACTAACTTACCTTTTTTGCGTCGTTGCTCCGCCAATTGTTTGGCGAGGCTCGCTTCTCTATCTTGAATAACTTCTTCTGCTGCTTTAATTTCAATTTCTTCTAAATCAACCGCATTACCAACTTCCTTTTCACTAAGCTCAGTCATCTTTTTAGCGACCTCTTCATTTTTTGCTATTAAATGAGCAGGTCTGCATAGTTCATACTTTTCAACGTGCCACAAGAAATCTAAAAGTAATAAATTTTCTTTCCCTGGATGTAATCTTGTTCCACGTCCTACCATTTGAGAATAAAGCGCCCTAACCTTAGTTGGTCTTAGCACAATAACACAATCAACGCTTGGACAGTCCCAACCCTCTGTAAGTAACATAGAATTACAAAGCACATTGTATTTATCATTGTCGAAATCTTCTAATATTTGCGCTCTATCTTTACTATCTCCGTTGACCTCGGCAGCTTTAAATCCTTTTGAATTAAGAATATCTCTGAATTTTTGACTTGTTGCTACTAGCGGTAGAAATACTACCGTTTTTCTATCTTTGCAGTGTTTAAGCATTTCATCTGCTATTTGGTCCAAATAAGGATCAAGTGCATTGCTCACGTCACTAGCTTTAAAATCTCCGTTTTGAGTAGCCACTCCGCTAAGGTCTAAATTCAACGGAATTGTTAAACTTTGTATTTTACTTAAGTAACCTTCTTTGATAGCATCAACAATTTTATACTCATAAGCTAGACTTTCAAAGTAAGTCCCAAGGTTCTGCATATCACCTCTATCAGGTGTAGCAGTAACCCCTAATACTTTTGCCTTGTCAAAATGATTAAGTACATTCTGATAGCTGTTAGAAATACAGTGATGAGCTTCATCAATTACAATGGTGTCAAAATAATCATTGCTAAATTGATTAAGTCTTTTCTCGCGCTGTAAAGTTTGAACACTTCCAACAGTGACTCTAAACCAACTATTTAAAGATGTACTATCAGCCTTTTCAAGCGCTGTATTGAGTCCCGTACTTTTCTTTAATTTATCGCTCGCTTGTTCTAAAAGTTCTCCTCTATGTGCTAATATTAGAACTCTATCACCTTGCTTAACCCTATCTTCTATTATTTTGGAAAATACAATAGTCTTACCGCACCCAGTGGGAAGTACCAGGAGCGTTTTTTGAACGCCCCTTTCCCATTCCTCTTGAACCTTAACCCTTGCTTCTTCTTGATAAGGTCTAAGTTGCATTTTTAGAAACCACCTTGACTGTTATTTCCTTGATTCCAAGAATTGTTAGCTTGTTGCGGTTGATTGAAGTTAGGTTGTGTAAATGGATTTGGAGCATTAAGCACTTTCGTAATATCTACTTCATCTTTATATATCATGCTTTTTACTTCGTTATACTGATTTCCGTTATGTTCTCTAATTCCTACTTTACATACTCCTGTAGCGCCAATTATTTGATTCCAAGGCATTCTTAATGGTTCGCCTTTCTTCTTAAGTCCAATAGCTCCAAAGAATGCTGAAAGCAACCCTTCTACTGAACTATGTAAGAATAAATTATGTTTTAAAGTAGTTTCACCTTCATTAGCTACTATTTTCACACTAACAATAGCTTTAGGACAGCTAGGTAATTTCCCGTTTGGATTAGTAGGTGTATGCTGCGCTCTGTCATATCCTGCGACAGTAAATTGATATAGTCCTGGAGGTAATAATACGAACTCACTATCTGCTACTATCTCCGAATCCCAGTCTAATTCTCTTTCAAAGTTGTTAAAATTTGTATTGTTATTCATCATTTTTTAAAATTCTCCTTAAATTATTTTTGTTTTAATTGTTTTAGTAATTCTTTTAAACCTTCCCATTTGGGAATGATGTATCCAGTTAAATATCCTTGCTCGTTGTAAACGCTCATAGGTGTTCCTTTAGGGAAATAACCTTTACTTTCTGTTACTAATTGAATATCTTCTTCCGTGATATTATCTTGTTGCATTAAGTCCCATAATGGCTGAGGAATATAATCTGGTTTTTCTTTTATAAATGGATCTACTAAATCTTCAACAGGTGTATTCTCAACCTCTTTAACAATATCTCCGAAATTATCCATTACTTTTTCTTTTTGAGTTTTTTCAACTTTTGGTGCTTCTAAATCACCATTATATTTAGGTTGTTCAAACTGTAATTGCTCAGTTTGTTGTTGTTTAATTTCTTTTTGAACCGTTTTTCGTGGTTCTTCTTTAGCTTCTGTTTTGAAAATATGAGCTATTCCGCTAAAATCAAGTGGTAACTCTCCAGGTAAACCATGTCTATTTTTGGCATCCCATGCGGCAGCATGTTCAGTGTACATTACACGTTGGCTACCTTGTGCTTTTTTCTTTGTTGAACCTTCTTGTGCAATTAAAAATGTTTTATAGTTGCAAAATAGGACCATATCCGCCCATTCTTTCACAAGTGGCGCTGTTTGAGAACTTGTTTTCTTACCTAATTTAAGTTCATATTTATCGTAAGCCCCCATCTCGTCTGGCAATTCAAATTTTCTAATCTGAGCATGTGCTGTTAACACAACATTAATTCCAATCTCAATTAAATCTTGTAATTTATTTAAGAAACGCCCCATTTCTTCTTTTGCATATACATATCCATTCCCATATCCAAAATCTTCAATACCTTTTTTGCCGTGCATAGCGCACAAGTTATCGACACATAGCGATTCCGCCCAGTCAATAGTGTCTATTACTAATGTTTTACATACAGTTGGGTTTGCCTTAATAAACGCTATTTGATTGTTTAGCATCACCCAACTTGTAGGCTTATCTAACCTAGCGACGTCCATATTATCCGTTGAGCCTTCTGTATCAATAAATAATGGTTCTGGAAACTGTGCAGCAAGTGAACTTTTTCCTATGCCTTCAGTTCCATAAATTACCACTTTTTGAGCTCTTGCTCGTTTACCTTTTGTGATTTTCATTAAAAACTACCTCCTGTATTGTTCGCCCATGACGGTGTTTCTACTTTTTTATTCTTAACATATCCATCTTCTATTATTATTTGGCACTCTTCACCAGTGCTTACTCTTGTTGCTATTGCCTGTAAGTGATTTTCTTTTAACCAGTTACCAAATTCTTGTAACGTCTCTAAGTCCATTTGTTCTAGTTTATCCATTAAAACAAACTCACATTGTGGATTAATCTTTCTAACAATAGCAGTTGCCACTATAAGTTGCTCTGACCCACTCATATTATCCCAAGGTTGGTCCTTATAAGTAATTACACCATTTTCAACACTAAGGCCTTCTAGTGGTAAATTAGCACCGTTCAGTAAGTCTATTTTCTCTTTTCTTAAATTCTCGATAGAGTTTGTTAAATCTTCATATTGATTCTTGTATTCTTCCGCGTCCATTTCAGCGCGCTCTCTATCCTGATTAGCTCTAACTTTTCTATTGATTTCTTCAATATTTTCAATGCTTCTTTCTAGTTCTTCTGTGCTTTCATCGATTAAATCAACAACATCTCTATTCGCAATTTCTATATCATTATTAATAGCTGCTAAATTATTATTTAATTCCAATAATTGTGCTTCAAGTTCAGCTTTTTTATTTTCAGTAAATGATTTTCTAGCGATTAAATTCTCCAAATTATCGCGTTTACGTTGATTTTCTCCGTTTTTAGCAAGGATTTCTTGCTGTTCTTTAATTAATTCAGAAGCACTTACTAGTTCATTTCCAACCTCTTTGTAGAACGGTTGTTCTTCTGCAAAGTGTTTCTTTTGGTCTCTAATTTGTCCGACTGTGCGACGTTTATTATATAGTTCTAGTTCTTCTTGTTCTAACTTGAATAGTTTTTCACCTAAACCATCAACTGTATTTAATAAGGCTTTAGTTTTGTCTTTTGAGTTCATTTCCATAAATTTTGGCAAATTAATAGCGAATTGTTCGACAAAGCTATTTAACAAGTTTTGACCAGCTTTCTTACCGCTAGGATCTATTACTTTTAGTTTCCCATCTTCGCCTTTACGTTCCACTATTAACCCATTATCTAACTCAATCTTGATTATTGGTGGAACTACGCTACCCTCTCTTAATGGTTTAGATGGCTTATAAGCATTTCCACCTAAGGCCCACGCTATTGAATCTAGAACACTTGTCTTACCTTGACCATTTCTACCACCAACCACTGTTAATCCGTTAGCTGTTGGCTCTATTTGAACAGCTTTTACTCTTTTTACATTTTCTATTTCTAATTTATTAATTTTCACCATAAATAATATCTCCTAACCTATTTATTAAATCTTGTGCAACCTCTCTTGGTATGTCCATTGGAGCTTCCATACCATCAATAACAACACACTTAATCTTCTTATCCTGGATAAGTTCTTGTTCTTGTTCGTTCAACATATCTTTTAACTTGTCTATGGTTGCTATTTCTTCAACTCTTAGACTACTTGCTGGCTTACCTTCTAAATGATTAAGCCAAAATTCGCCATATCTGATTGTTTTCTGAATATCGTCTTTTGGATTATCATATTTCTTATTAGCTCTAATTCCGTATTTCAAAATGTTAGCTTGGCAAACACTACCAAAGTCTTTTACTGTTTGTTGAATTAGATCTATTGTTTCTAAATTTCCAATTTTGTAATGTTGTGGATTCTTAACGTTATTTTCTGTCACTTGCATTTTCTCCTTTTTTGTGTTATTTTATAGTTGAATTTTTATTTAAGTAGCTGTTGTTTTAACGGCTGCTTTT